CAACAGCCTGAGGTAAAGGCAGTCTTCGACCAGCTCAGGCAGAAGCACAGGCTTGAGGAGCCACTCCAGCCCCCCAAGCCGAAGAGGAAGGTGAAGTGCTCCAAGGAGTACCACGCCATCATGACGTCCATGCGCCTGGCAGGGCACACCTGGGCATCGATAGCCAGGACGCTCGACATAGAGCCCAAGACCCTGTGGAGCTACATCGAGAACAGCAAGGCGGGCAGGGCCATGAAGGAGAACGCAGACAGCCTCCTGAAGACCGCCATCAGGGACGGTGCCCTGCCCACCACGTCCCTGTCGTTCGACGACCGGATAAAGGTGCTGTCCCAGATAGCGTCCAACACCAAGGAGGACTCGGACACCCGCATACACGCCATACGGCTGATAACCGACCTCATGCGGGACAAGAAGCCCGAGGAGCACTCTGACGACGCGACAATCTACAGGCTGGTGATGGAACACATGGACGGAGGCAAGAAGCCTCCCCCGGAGAAGGTTCCCTCGAAGGAGGAGAAGGAGCCGAAGCCATCCGTCCCTCCACCCGGCCCGCATCCGATGCCCCCACAGCCTCCACCACCCACTCCCGACGGCAGGAGTGGGTTGGACGAGCTCAAGGCCCACTTTAAGACGCCTGCCCCCGACGGCACAGAACTGTCGTTCGGCTTCGACATCCAGGAGGATACGCAAGATGATCAAGCATACAAAGATACACCTGCTTAAGTGGCAGGGCGAGTTCCTCCAGTCCAGGGCCAAGGAGATCCTGGTTTCAGGCGGATATGGCTCTGGCAAGTCCTCTGCGATCGCCCTCAAGGCCATCACCGAGGCGATGAAGCCCGACAACCCAGTCCTCCTCGTCCGAAAGACCCTGGCATCCCTGAAAAGAACCACCTTGAAGAGCTTGATCGAGCGTGACGGCAAGGAGGTGCCATTCCTGCCCCAGGGCGCCTACACCTTCAACCGCCAGGAGAACCTCATCAAGCTGAACGGGGGCGGGAGTATTCAACTTTTAGGTTTCGACTCGGAGATGTCGGTCCGTTCCATGAACCTCGGATGCGTCCTGGTCGACGAGGCAGTCGAGCTGAGCGAGTCTGAATACAGCGAGCTCAAGTACAGGCTAAGGGCGACCACCACCGACCTCCGTCAGATCATCACGATAACCAACCCCGGCTCCCCACACCACTTCCTGTACAAGCGGTTCATGGAGCCCCATCCTGACAGGATGCATTTCACGATAGGCTCGATGCAGAACAGCTACCTGCCCGAGGACTATGTCAGCGACCTCAAGGAGATGACGGGGGTGGCACACGACAGGTGCGTAAAAGGACTATGGCGTGACAACGACGCCGCCTGCTGGAACACCTTCCTTCCCGACCGCCATGTCCTGCACAGGGGCGACGACGAGTTCACGGGTTTCGTGGTCCCGATTGACTTCGGCTTCACCAACCCCACCTCGATCCTCTGCCTCGGGCAGGATGCCTCGGGCAAGATCCATGTGCTGTCGGACTTTGCCAAGAGCAGGATGCTGATCTCGGAGATTGTCGCCCAGGTGGAGATATGGCGGGGACGCAACCCGATATGCGTGGTCGACCCCTCCGCTGCGACCCTGATAGCTGAACTGAGGGACAAGGGCTTTGCGGTCGAGTCGGCATACAACTCGGTGGAGGATGGACTGGAGCTCGTCAGGGACATGTTCGCCAAGGCAGCCATAACCGTCGAGCCAGGATGCTCCAAGCTGGTGTCGGACATAGAGACCTACCAGAGGGATGCCAACGACCGGGTCATCAAGGTGAACGACCACAGATGCGACGCGCTCCGCTACGGATGTTGCTATGCCATGGGCAAGCGGCATGGAGGCAGGATATTCGTGGCGAGGGTGGGCGAAGAGGCTTGACATCGCGGGGCGGGCGTGATAGGGTCGCTACATGAACAATATCCGATGGTACAACCTTCGTCAGCGGTGCTGATCCCCCGCCTTTGCGGTATAACTCTAGCAGATGAATCATCTCACCATCTCTGGAGGCAAGCTATGAGTTTTTGGGACCGCTTCTCACGCAAGGCGCAGTCTGCTTCGCAGATGCAAGCCATGATACAGTTGATTACGTCTTCCACCGCTACGAAGACGTATTCCGCCCAGGAACTCGTGGCCATGAACAAGTCCTGGGTGTACCTGGCCAACAACAAGGTGGCTTCAACCTGTGCCACGACACCTTTTTACCTGTACTACGCCAGCAAGGACAAGCCGAAGTACGTCCAGACCAGGCCGGTCAGCAAGGACATGGCAAGGTCCGTCAAGAAGGTCATGGAACGGAGTGGGAGGAAGGCTGTCGGAGATGTCGTGGAGGTGCTGGATCACCCGCTGCTGAACCTGATGGCGGGGAGCGACACGCAACCTGGATGGGAGGACATGACCAAGAACTCCATCGAGTACCTTGGCCTCATCGGGAACGCATACTGGAAGATCGAGCTGGATGCGAACGGGCTCCCTGCAAGGCTGCTCCCGCTCCAGGCCGAAGCGATGCAGGTCGCAGTCAACAAGGAAGGCATGCCAGTCCAGTACATCTACCAGCCCACGCTCCAGGGCGGCAACGCCCAGGTCGAGCAGGTCAAGTACACTCCTGCCCAGATCGTCCACTTCCTGAACAGGTCTCCGGGCAACACGCTCTATTCCCTCGGCAAGGGCAAGCTCGAGGCGTGCATTGACGCGGCGACTTTATACTCGTTCATGGATAACTACGAGCAGTACCTCAACCGCAACATGGCTCGTCCCGACTGTGTGGTGTCGTACAAGGGGGCTCCTACCGAGGCCGAGATGAAGGCCGTCATGGCGATGTGGAACAAGGCCTTCAGGGGAGAGCAGAACTCGGGCAAGCCGCTTGTCACAAGCGGAGACGTGGATATCAAGAACCTCGGGTTCGCCCCTCGCGACATGCAGTTCCAGACGGGGAGAACCTGGAGCAAGAAGGTGATCCTCGCCACGTTCGGCGTGCCCGAGGCCCTGGTCGAGATCAACGACGCCAACTACGCTTCGAGCTATTCGGCAATGTCCCACTTCACCGAATACACGATCCATCCTGAGCTGTCCGCATACCTCGCGGTGTTCAACCGCAGGGTGACTCGCCTCTACGACCCCAACCTGGTCCTGTGGTACGACGAGCAGGTTGCAAGCGACCCGCAGACGCAGAGCGCGATAGTCAACACCAGCTTCGTCAACGGGATCATATCCCGCGGCGAGGCAAGGGAAGCCCTCGGATACGGGGCGGAAGCGGATGATAGCGCAAACCTTGAACAAAGTCAAGGACAAACGGGAGCACAGGCATGAAGAACATGGTGAAAGTCGGGTCGATAGCCCAGTTCAAGAACCTGATTGATGTTGCAGGACTTCCTGAGGAAGCAGAACTGATCAGGAAGCAATATGTGCCGGAGATCGCAATTGATGACACAGACGAACGCACTGTCGTAGGCAAGATCAGCACCATAGATGAGGATCGCGACGGAGACATCGTCATGCCTGACGGGATGTCGATGGACAGGTTCGCCAGGAATCCCGTTGTCCTCGTGCAACACAACTATTCCGAGTTGCCGATCGGCAGGGCTACCAAGATCGCGGTGACGGATTCTGGTATCATCGCAAAGACGAAGTTCGCATCGACCAAGAAGGGCAAGGAAGTGTATCAACTGTTCAAAGAAGGGATTCTTCGTGCCTTCAGCATAGGATTCGTGATCAACAAGAGTGTTGTTCGCGGGACGGACGCCTTCAAACAGTTCGTCGCTGAACGCAAGCTATCAATCGGCGAGGGTGTCAGGAGGATCATAACCGAGTCCGAGTTGCTTGAATATAGTTGCGTGAACATCCCGTGCAATCAGTACGCCCTGGTCATGCAGGTCTCCGAGAAGCAGGCAGGCATGGACTTCACCTCCCTGAAGACCGACTTGATAGTCGCGTCCGGGGGCATCCCGATAGCGGAGAAGGACGTGGACGAGTTCGTCACCAAGCCCATGGCAGGATGGCACTCGGCAAGGCAGAGGGACCCTGGCTTGTTCGACCCGAACACCTTCTGGACGGTGGTGAACGACTTCGCCCGCGGCCAGAACACGATATACGGCAAACTCAAGGGCTCCGACTCAAGGATGACCATCCAGACGCGCAGGTTCGACGCCAAGCTATGGA